AAATGTCATTGGCCTTAGATGAGCCATCACCTGAAGGTTTGGCTTCTTGCACAGGCGCACTGGTTTTAACAGTTGCTGGCTCAGAGTCATATTCATCATCCAGCACTGCGGCTTTGCGCACAGTATTAGGATCGCCAGTGTTCTGGCTCATACCTGCTGGTTTGAAATATTGACCCCAGCGTTCCATGTCGAATGGTTCGCCGTTTACCGAAGCCTCAAACATCTCTTTGATTACTTTCAGTTCAACATCACCGGGCTTCTTGGGCAAGTAATCTTTGAGATTAAACAATCCCAACGACTTAACTGCTTCTTGCTCCGTGTCATTTAGTGGGCGTTCACGACGGCTCCACTTTGAAGTAGAGTAATCAGCATAACCACCTTTTGAAGTTTTAATCAGTTTGAAATCAACTCCGTGTAAGATATCTGTAGGCAGATCTTCCATTTCAGGATCCATCAATGCACCACGAATCAATTGAAAGATTTGAGGGCCAATGATAAATCTACGAATTGGATTTTCAGGATGATTGTCTTCTTTAAGACCATCTTCTACTACAAAACCTTGAAAGATGTACGAACGCTTCTTCCAATATTTGCGGCCTTGTGCTTCTAGACTTGGGTCTTTAAACCAAGGACGAACTTCTGAAAGAATTGGACAAGCATCACCATACATTTCCATACATGGAACATTTACTGTCACTGGTCGACTGTCAGTAGATCCCGTTACACCGGCGAATGGCAATTTGATCATTGCACGTTCGACCCAGAAAAATGTATTGTCGGGATTGCCATCTGGAAGGAATCGAACTACTGATTCAGATCCTTCTTTGAGATTCCAAAAGGGATAAATTGAATTATCACCACTGGATTTATTTCCTTCTCCGTTGCTACGGGTTTCGGATTCTTTTAATTTTGCGCGAATTTCTGCTAGAGTTGCCATAATATTTTCCTTTATTAGCCTTGAGTAATTTAATTTTGCCTTTATCTGTTTTAAGCCTATCTTAAAACAAAAAACGCATACATGTTATTGTATACGTTTTTATTTATGTTTGCAAGAGCAATCTTGCCTAAATTGTGATTATTGTAGTCCAGCCAATTTTTTAATTGCGCTAAGTCCTTCTTCTTTGGTAAAACCGCTAGGAGGTGCTGAACCACCATCTGGGTTTTGTGGAACACCTTTGATGTTTGGTTTGAAGTTAGGATTAGTTGGTCCTGGTGCATTAGGTGTCCAAGGCTTGCCTTTATTTGGTCCTGATGTAATCTGCATGGCAGCATCCACTTCACGCTTAAAATTTGGATCAGTTTTGTAACGTGGATCTAGTTTAGCTTTTTCCGGTGTCGTTCCAGGTTTAACTAGTCTAACATTAGATGTTGGGCCTTCGTTAGGGCTAGGAGGAGGAACACCCTTGTCTGGACTTGATACCCATACTCCGTTCTGTATACTGCCTTCTTCCATTTCAGCATCTATGCCGGCTAATTTTTTCATTCTTGATGTTTCATAAACAGAACTTAATTTACCCACTGTTTCTCTGCAATAAGTTTCAACGGCCATCTTGAATCGCTCGTCATCTTCCTTGCCGAACTTTTCACACATGTCCTTGGTTACTTTAGTAACAACACCTTCTTCACCTAATGGGAAAGGTCCTTGGTCCATTCTTTCAGGAACAAGATTTGTAAAACTCTTTACCATTTCTTGAATTTCTTTAGCCAATGATTTCTTTTCAGCCTGTGCTTGTCCTCTTTGTGCTAATGCTCTAGCACTATCTTGACCTGTACGGTTTGGATTGTTGGGTTTCTTGAAGTTTGATTTTGGATCAGGATCGAAAGGAGGAGAATTGTCATCATCGGACATTACTGGCTCGCCGTCTTCAAGTTGTCCAATTTGATCAACAGGATATTCATATACGGAGTAGTCTTCTGGGTAGAACCCACGACGTTCGTCACCTTCAGTATTAATCCACGCCTGTGCTTCGTCTGGACTATTAAAAGGACCCTGATATGGTTTTCTTCGATCTTCTTGCCCATCGTACACTACATACCATCCATTATCTGATTCATCAGATTCTAATAAATTAAATGCCGATAGTGCTTCGGATAAACTGTAACTCTTGCCATTAATGTTTAAATTGATAGAATCAAAATCTCTACCGCTTTGTTCTGCCAACGATTTAATTTTTCCAAGTCGTTGTTCCAATCCACTTTGCCATCCTTCTTGCTGTGGAACTGGTTCAGCAGGCGCCACTGCTGGTGCAGGTTCGGCTGCTGGTTCTACTGCTGGTGCTGTTGCAGGTTCTACTGCTGGTGCTGTTGCAGGTTCTGGATTGAAATCAATTTCACCACCGTTGTCTTTCAACATTTCAGGCGATTTAAATTGTAAATATTCTCTAACTACATCCCATAATGATTCTGCGCTGCCTTGATTTTGCTCAGCACGATCATCGATCTCAGCCATTAGTGCATCGTCTTTCATAATGTCGGCCAACATACGTTTGCCATTTTCGCCACCAAGGCCCAGTGTTGCTTCAGGATTTTCTCTAATCAACTCATTTAATTTTTCAATGGCTGCTGTGCGTTGTTCTGGATCTGTACTGAAAATACCGTCATCGATATCTTCTTTTATTAGTGTATCTACAAAATTTTCTAAATCTACAAGTTCTTGTATATCACGTGCTGGTTCTGCTAATTCTTGCACTTGTGCAAAACTGTTTAACAATGCTTCGGCGTCTAATTCCACTGTGGGTAAATCTGATTCTTCTATAATGTTAAGCAAATAAGGAAACACTGTTTTTAAATCTTCATTAAATGTTTTGATAGTCAATCTATCAATCCATTCTGCAGCCATGTCTTCTGGAATGATCTTTGCTTCTGTCTTGCTAAATCCTTCAGACCACTCTGCATAATAATTTTTACTTTGCAAATGATGCAATTCTTTTTTAATACCTTCAATCCTGTTAAAAACTTTGTCAGTAACAGCACCCATGGCTTCTGCTACCATTGGACTACGGGTAACGTAACCTTTAAACATTCTTAGTTTGTTAAGTTCTTCAGATAATCCAATAACATGTTGTCCAATGTCATCATAAGGTGTGCCGCCCGCAATAATATGCGTGGCCATAGCACGAGCACCATTTAGATGCTTGAAGGGATAACAAAATCGTTCTCCCATAGCATTTTCAATGTATATGCGTTCGATATGTTGTGTTCTGCCGTTGGCAGCATTGTAATTAATTGGCTTACTGTGTTTGACAATCAGTGTTGCCTCGCCAAGATCTTGATAACTTGTTTTACTGGTGCCAACTAGTTTTGACTCTGTCATTTTGCTTTCTCCGACTTCAGACTTTGCTGTTATTTTTTGCGTAACAATTTTAGGACCTTTGAATTTAATCACATGTTCAGTGGCAAATTCGCTTAGACCTGCAATAAAAGCATACCATGAATCTTGCGTTTCTTCAGGTTTGCCCTCAACTGGGTCGTTATAGGTTTTAATTTGCAGTCCTTCACTATCACTAATAGTGACAGTCACGGGTCCTAAATTGACTCCATTAGCAACAAAGTTAAAATTGAAAATTCTAGCATTTTCAATCTGATCTTCCATGCTGGGAGGAATCGGTTGATTGTTTTGGTCTTTTAAGACAATGTTGGGAAAACCTTCGATTTTATCGAACAAGTCTTCGGCCACTCGATTTAGATTAGTTTCCATATTTCATATTTATCATAACGTACTAGAAACGAATATCGGCATTGGCGGCTCGAAATCGTTGTCTTCCCATGAATCTTTCACGCTGATTCGTTCGTATACTCTGGGGTCCCAGTCTGCTAGTACCTGTATCATGCGCACGTTTAACAACATACTTGATACCAAGTCATCGTGTTCACCACTTTTAGCTTTGAAACTGACACCTTGGGCAATGTATGATTTCAATTCACTAATAAACGGCTTACTGGCTATTTTAAGTGTTTGACTTTCCACTAGATGCTTTAATCTTGCACAGGCTGCAATTTTGGTCTTGTGTGTGGTGTTGAATCCTTTACGGAATTTACGAACATGTCCTTTACGCATGGGTTCGCTGACAAACAGTCCTGGAAATTGATCTTCGCCTAGGTCTTTAATCACAACCAGTCCTGCTTCGCCGATGGTGTTGTTTTCAATACTCCAATATATATCATTCATATTAGAATCACTTATAGATTCTTTGATATAATTCAACATGTCTTTCAAAATCCGTATTTGACCTTGTATAGGAGTTTCATTGTGATGCCATTCTGCCACTTGATCAAAACTTGGCAATTCAATAACTTCAATAGCAGCATAGTCACCACCGGTACCTAGACTAGGGTCTAAACTGATCACATATATATTGCCAGATTTAGGTTTCTTAAACCAACGTGCTTGTCCCATGTTCATTATGGGATTTGTTCCAGTTAGTTCTGCAAGACACATGCTGTTGATCAATGTTTCGTCAAAGATCAAGAATTCACAATTGTATTCTCGACGGAAACGTTCTTCGCCTATTCGTCCTTTTTCTTGTGCAGCCCATGCATCGTCACGATCTGGGTGTTCGTCCCAATGACAGGTAAAAGGACTAAATCCATTGCTGCCTAGTCCGTCAGGACGTTCGTTGCCAAAAGAGTCAAACTTGTTGTTAGATTCTTTCCAAATTCTACTGAATTCGTCTTCGTCACTATTTGGTGTTGAAGTGATAATTGCACGACCACCAGTGGCCAGTGTGGGAGATATAGAAGTCCAAAACTCTTCGGCAATGTTGGGCTCCACGAATGCAAACTCATCACAGTACAATAACGATATCGACATGCCTCGACCAGTATTGCCAGTTGTGGTAGTTGACACAATACGTGATCCGTTGTCAAATTCTATACTGCCTTTGTTGTAGTTAGTGACTCCACACCGTATGTGGTCTGGACACAGTTCGTAGGCGTAACGAACACGTTGCATAATTTCTTGAGAACCTGTGTATTTGTGTGCGGCAATCAATATGGTTTGATCCGGACTAAACATTGCAAACCACAACAAATATGCGCTGGCACAGGTGGTTTTACCCATCTGCCTGGGCAACATATTAACAGTAAATCTATAATTGTGATAGGCGTCCAACAATCGTGTTTGAAAACCAAATGGCTCAAACAACATCTTGCCTTTGACTGGGTGTTGGATATAGAAAAAGTTTTCACAAAAATAATGATACCCGGTATCCGGGTCAGCACATTTCAATAGTTCATTGACCTGTTTCTCAGTAAAGGTTTCTTTTTTGTGAGCACGTTTAACTAAAACGCCGTCTAGTGATTTTGATGACATAGTGTATTTACAAATAACAAAGCGGGCTCATGCCCGCTTTGAATCATAATAGTAATATTATTTGTATGATTGATATTTGTTTAGTAATCTATTTTTCACGCTCTCTGCCATGGGATTATCGCCAGGATATTCTTTTTTATACTGTTTGTGTGGTGCATTAAGACCACCAGCGTTGTCATGTGTTAATGCACTGATGTCGCTGTAGTTTTCATCGGGTTCGTTGGCAAATGCTTCTTTGGGTTTGTCTGCGTCATCTAACCCGTCATTGCCAGGTAACATTGTAGGCTTACCTGATAGACGCATGATTTGATC